GTACCGGGCCTCAATCCCATCCAGGTACTGGTGCGCGCCGTCGTCGGCCAACTCGTACCTACCCGAGGGCGCAGCAGGTGCCTGGGGCGCTGCTGCCAGCATCAGTGCGCGAGAAAAGCCCTCTTGTGTTGGCCAGGTTGCCCAGCCGAATTGATCGAGCCGGAAAAAGCCGTCGTCACACCTGCCCCATGTGTACGTTGCACCGTCGTCAACGTTTCGGTACGTGCCAAGGCATGTAGCTCCCGAGGGGAGACTCAAGAAATCTGCCGGCATCGTCCGTGCCACATCTGCAAGCTGCAGACTGTTCGCCTTGCGCCATGCATGTGCGAGCTGCCGCAGTTCCCACACTGTGAGCGGTGCATGCTCCCCGCGTGCTGCGTGCTCCTCGATCATCTTGATCGTTGTTTCAGTGACCTGTCCCATGGCTCAGCCCTCCCGGACTCGTTGGATTGCGGCGCCGGGCGGCACGATCAGCACGCCCTGCGGATCGCTGGCAATGTCGCGTGCATCGCGCGGTTCGCCGGTGTATGGGTTGAACAGCACGGGTGGCACGTAGCGACCCTTCGGCGCGATGTAGCCAGTCGTGCGGGGTGGCGGGGCTGCAGGCGCTTCCAGGGCAGCAGGTGCCTGCAGGTGCGTTTCCGCGATGAGCGTCGTGCGGGCGCCGCACTCGGGGCATGCCGTTGTCATCGTGCCCACGCGGTTGCAGCCCGGGCATTTATCTTCGGCGGGGCTATCGCCAGTCCAACGGCAGGTGTTGCACGCAGCCTTGCCGTCGGCTGCGTCGTTGATGCCGATGTGGCCGCAGCAGTCGCACTGCAGCACTGCCACAGACGTGCGCGAGGGGGCCGCAGGCGCTTCCAGGGCGGGCGCTGCCTGTGTGGTGGGCGCGGCAGCCATCGAGTGGAATGCAAAGGCACCATCAAGGAATGCACCAGCGAACTTGCGTGCCATGTTCTGGCACTCGGCCTCTCGGCCGACATAGAGCTGCTGCACGCCGTCTCCTGCAACTACCGCGTGGCTCCAAAGCATGCTTGCGTGAGAGGGCACGACTTTGTAGCGAGCGAGCGCCATGGCATCCATTTGCTCATGAGGGTACTCGCCCTGAGGCGCCACAGCGGGAGGCGCTTCCAGGGCGGGCGCTGCGACGGCAGGCTCGCCAGCACGCACCAGGGCGACGGAGTGGCTTTCTGCCTTGCGGCGTGTCTCCGCGCCGTATTCCGTGGACATGTCGTGCTTGTGAGCAGCGCTGATCACGTTCAGCGTCTCGGGATGCATCCACGCCACCACGCCCTGGGGCGCAACAGCGGCAGGAGCTGCCCCGGCGAGGCCCTGCAGCATGCTGATGTCGCGGAAGAAGATATTGCCGTCGCTGTGCACGATTCCGCCAGCGGCGCGGATGGCTTCAAGGGTGATCGTCATGGGTTGCTCCTGTCGATTTGCCAGTGGCTGGCAGTGGTGTTGATGACGTGGCCTGCGCGCTGCAGCAGCTTCTGGCACGCGGCCTGGGGTGGGGTCGGGGTCAAGCGGCGACTCCGTAGATCAGCGCCTCATGGGCGAAGTTGGCGCGGGCCAGCGCCTCGGCCAGCGGTGGGCAGACACTGTTGCCGCACATGCGGACCTGGGCGGTGGTGCTCAGGTCGATGAGGGGCACGTCCCGTGGGTCGGCGGCTTGCTTGCCACCTCGGAACAGCAGGGCTGGGTCAGGCACGCGCTCGAAGTGGTAGTCGCGCGGGAAGCCCTGGGCGCGGAAAAGCTCGCGCGGCTTGAGCATGCGCAGCGTGATGTCCACCAGCACCCACCATTGCCCGGCGTGCCACATGAGCACCAGCTCGGCGGGGTCCGGGAAGTGCTCGGGCAGGTGCTTGTGCAGCAGTTCGGCGCACAGCCGGGCCCGCTCGGCGTGCTCGGGCGCCAGCGTTGCGGCCGGAACCTGGCTGGTCTGCACAAGGCCCATGCGTGCCTTCGTGGGCACCGTGTGCATGGGCTCGCTGCAGGCGCTGTCCTGGCCACCCTCGCTGTAGTACTTCACCAGGTAGGCCGTGATCAGGCGCTGCTGCGTGCCGCTGGATGTGACCGTGGACATGGGGTCAGCCGCGCTGCGGCCGTCTCCGTCGTAGAACCCGCCGTTGGCTTGCTCCAGGCACGCGGCCACCATGGCCTGCTCACCCCGGTTGGCGCCGGTGATGGTGCGCAGGGGCTCGCGCGGATCGTTGCCGGTGCGCTCGCCTTGGTGCGTGAGGTGGGTCAGGTGCACGGCAGCCAGCGCGCTGGTGCCGCCGCTGGCCGTGACCGTGTTGAGCGGCACCTCCAGGCTGCGCGCGCCGTGGCTCCAGCGCTTGCCACCGGCAGGCCCTTCGCCGTGGCCCATGTCCACCAGGTGTGCGGCCACCAGGCCCATCTGGATGCCAGTGCTGGGCCGCTTTGGCGTGCCGCCAGCCGTCACCGTTGGCAGGGGCGCGTCTACCGCGCTGCCCACGCTCCCGGTGTTGAACTTCGTGATGTGGGCCATGGCCAGGGCGCTTTTGACGCCGCCGGCCACCACAGTGCCCAGAGGTGCCGTGATGTCCTGCACGCGCGGCTGCTGGCCCTCGCGCTCGCCATAGCCGATGGTGACCAGGTTGGCGCCCACCAGGGCGTGGTGCGTGCCGGACGCGGCAACCGTGGACAGCGGGGCATCCACGGCATGGCCGACCAGGTGCTGCTCGGACGTGCCGCGCAGCGGGGCCATGACGGGCGCCATCACGGGCTGGGCCACAGCGCGGTGGTTCTGCGTGGTCACGGTGCCGATTGGGCGGTCTGTCGCTGCAGGCCGGCCCGAATAAACCGGGCCGCCGGCACCGACGATGAACGGGCTGGCACTGGTCAGCACATGGCGCCACAGACCCTTTGCGACACGGCGCATGGTGTTGTCCACCAGCGGGCGCTTGCGGCCGAACACGCTTTCGGCCGGCAGGCCGAAGTCGATGCATTCGGCGGCCGTGCGGTGCGCAGCCAGCTTGCCGGCGATCACGCGGCGGTCGGTGGGCTCGGCGTGGGTTTGCTCGGGCCAGACGATGGGCAGACCGTCGCGGCGGGCCACCAAGAACAGGCGCTTGCGGATCGTGGGCGTGCCGTGGTCGCTGGCGCGCAGCTCGCGCCAGTCCACCTGGTAGCCGTGGGCCTTGAGCTGGCGCACGAACGACTGGAAGGTCTTGCCGCGGCGCGCGGGGTCCGGCCGGGCCAGGCCATCGGGGCCGACGAGGATCGGGCCCCAGGTCTGGAACTCCTCCACGTTCTCCAGCATGAGCACGCGGGGCTTGCACATGGCCACCCAGCGCATACCCACCCAGGCCAGGCCACGGATGTGCTTGCTGACTGGCGTGCCGCCCTTGGCCTTGGAGAAATGCTTGCAGTCAGGCGACAGCCAGACCAGCGCCACGGGCTGATTGCCTGTGACCTGGATGGGGTTCACGTCCCAGACCGATTCGCACAGATGAAGCGTGTGCGGATGGTTGGCCGCGTGCATGGCAAGCGCCTCGGGGTCGTGGTTGATGGCGATGTCCACGGGCCGGCCGAACGCGGCTTCCAGGCCTGTGCTGGTGCCGCCGCCGCCGGCAAAATTGTCAATCACCAACTCATTGGGGAATGGCAGGGCCATGGAGAACTGGTCTCGCTTCATGTGCGTTCTTTCCTGGGTCTTTGGTGGCCGCGCCAAGGCTTGCCGCGGAGAAGGGGTTTGCTGACGGCGATGTCCATGGGGGCGCCCGCCTTGAGCCGCCGCCACAACGTTCCAACTGCCAGGCCGTAGCGTTCCGCCCAGGCCGCAATGGGCAAGGACTCGCCTTGGAACTCGATCAGCACGTTGTTCGAGCGATTGCGGGCCTGCTGCTTGTCAGTTGCCCAAATGCAGTTGCTTGGGCAATAGGGCTGGCTGCGGTCAAGGCGTTCAATCGACAGGCCCGGCGGGGCAGGGCCCATATCCGCCAGGAAGTTCTCGTAGCGTTCCCAGCGTGCGCAGACGCTCACGCCAGCGCCGCCGTAGTTTGGATAGCTGATGTGCTTCGGGTTGCTGCACCGGGCACGCATCCCGCGCCAGATGGATCTGGTCCTGTCGCGCTTCATCGGATGGGGTTCCTTTGGGCCAATAAAAAGCCCACACGGCATGCACCGAGTGGGCTTCGGGGGAGGGGATATGGGATCAGCTGACGGGCGTCTCGTCCCAGGTGCGGCCGTCCAGCTGGCGGCCTGCGGCCTTCTTTCCAACGAGGGTGACCTCTTCATCGCCACCGAAGAAATTCACGCCTTCGGTGCCGTCGTGGAGAGAGCCATCGCCGCGGATGTACGCGAGCCGCTTGTAGGGCAGGCTGGCCTGCTCATCGGAGCAGAACGCGGTGGCCAGCCATTCGCCGTGCTGCTTGAACAAGAAGGCCACGCCGGCAGCGTTGCACTGGTCGCGCAGGCTGCGTGCCCAGTCCGGATGCATGGGCCGCGCGCCGGGGCCGCTCTCGCCGCCCACGATCACCCAATGGATGCCGCTCTGGATCAGCCAGGGCTGGCAGATCTTCGAGCCTCCGCCTTGGTCAAGGTCTGGCCCGGGGCGAGGACGCTCCAGATTCACGGGCCCCAGAAGCGGCTCCATGCTCAGGAAGCGCACGCGCGCCGCCACGGCCAGCAGCTTGTGAATGTCGCGGTCGGCCTCAGGCTGGCTGGTGATGGTGGCACCCAGCCACACGTTGCTGGGCGGGGTGTCGTCTTCGGTCCAGTCCTGGAGCCACTGCGACAGCGGCTGCGCATCCACGGCAGGCCAGTTGTCCAGCACCCAGTTGTGGGCCTCCTGCAGGCGCTGCAGCACGATGCCGATACGCTTGGTCAGCAGAAGCCAGTCGAGGTGCGGCGTGGTGCGCACCAGCTCAAGCAGGTCCACCAGCCATTCGATAGGAACAGCGTTGTCGAACACATCCGCCAGCGAGGCGCAGAAAACGCGCTGGCGGCGGCCATGCTGCACCATGAATGCATCGGCCTGGGCGTTCCAGCGGCGCGGCATGGCCCAGGTGGCAGGGCTGGTGCGGCGGCGCCGTGCGCCTGGACCCCAATTCACAGCATGGCCACCGGCGAAGCGCGCGTTGCGCGTCTCGGCATAGCAGTGGTCACAGCCCGGGCCCACCTTCTGGCAGCCTTCCCAGGGGTTGAACGTGTGGTCGGTCCATTCGATCTTGCTGTTCTCGGACATTGCGGCTCCATGAGAAAAGCCAGCTCGGGGGCTGGCTTTGGAAGGGGGAGGGGAGGTATCAGGACAGCGCCCATGCGCTGTGCTCATGCCCTCGGTGGTCAGGCGGGCATATCAGGCAGCTCGTGCCATTTGCTTGGGTTGACAACCTGCGGAGAGTAGTAGTCGGCGTTTACGATCTCGAATCGCCCATCTTCTGTGCGCTCAACATGTGCAACTCCCGTGTTGGGACGATCTTCTGCGCTGCGCCCCACAAGGGTCCCGCCAGTTACAAGAAATTCACCGCTTAGCGGGGCCGTCTCAATAGGTTGCCAATTACTCATGTGCTCACTCCAAGGCATATTCAATGACCGCAGGGGAGCCCTTCGCCCTCCGTCAGCGGGGAAGGAGCCAACGCGCCGCAGCTCAGGCATCGCATCGATGGCGCAGGGGCAGCTGGCTGGTGTGCGCTGCACTTCACCGCCAGGACGCCGTCTGGATAGGCCTTGATGACGGGCATGGTGGCGAAGGGCAGCGTTGCGCAGGTGTGGCTGCCGCCGCAGCAAGTCTGACACATGGAGCCCTTGGGCTGATACTGTTTCATCGCATGGGCTCCTCGTCGCTGGTACGGTGGACGAGTCCTTGCCAGGGCGTGCCGGGCGGCAGCGGCGTGGTGTGGCCGGACCCGTCTGCCGTGGGTTTGGGCAATGCAGCCTGCAGCGCTGGCGAGTCAAGAAATCCGACGCGCGAGGCCTTGGTGATACGCGCAAACTCGATCTCTGCCCGTGAGCTGGCCACCAGGGTCTGGCCGATGTCGGTGATTGCGCGGGCGATCTGCGGCGTGGTGGAGCCGTTGCGCAGATCCTTGATGGTCTGGAGCAGCAGCGATTGCAGCTGGCCCATGCCGCTGGTTTCAGGTGGCGTGGGCTGGGTGTCGGTTGCGGTGGTGGTCATGCTCGGCTTTCTCAATTTCCTTGATCTCATGGTCCAGCTGGCGTGTGAGCTCCCACACAGGCAGCAGGTCGACGGGGACTGCAGCCCCGTTGCTGCGGGACAGCTCTGCGCGTGAGATACAGCGCAGGTTGTTGATGTCGAAATTGGAGGTGTCGCCGTCATGGAAGATGACGGCATGGCCCTCTGGGATGGGGCCGTGGTGCTGCTCCCAGACGATGCGGTGCACCAGCGCCCAGTGATTGGGCTCGGCCACCTTGCGCTTGAGGTATCGGGCTGCATGTGGCAGCGCGCGTGGTGGCGTGGTCCAGCGCTCTGTGCCCACGGGCACCCAGGTCGGTGGCCTGTTGCCCGCCTTGAAATGGCTTCGACCCAGCTCCACGCTGTATCCGTGCAGCCCCTTGTTCCAGGGCTTGAACCCAGCCGTGAACTGCCCCTGTCGCCGTCCCTGGCGCAGCATGGAGATGCTGTAGGTCTGGGCCAGCACGGCAGGGGTCTTGTGCAGGCCAAGGCGGCTGGCCCGGGTGGCGATGTCCTGCGTGGGCATGCCCAGCAGCTCGGCCAGGTCCTCGTTGCTCATGTCGGCATACAGCAGCTGCAGCAGGTCATCAAGGTGAGTCCAGCGGCCGGTGCGCAGGGTCTTGGCGCCTGGCGCCTTTTTCACTCCCAGGTCATAGGCCCGCTGCTGTACATGCCTGGCCGTGCGCTGCAGGTGCGCAGCGACGGCAGTCGTGGGCTGGGTGGGGTAGTGCGCCCGCAGGTAGGCGTCATCCTCGGCCCGCCATGGCGTGTTTTTGCTCATTGCGGCAGTCCGACCTGCTGCCCCTTGATCTGCAGCACGCGGCGTGCGGCGTTGCCGACCTCGGCGGTGACCGAGTAGCCGAAGCCATCAGGGTTGATCAGCTCGCGGATCAGGTCGAAGGCCTCAGCTACATCCGGCGCCAGGTGGTTGGCGTCGTAGGTGGTGGTTTCGAGGTTGGGCAGTTGCTGGGCCATGCGCAGCAGCTCAAGGGCAGCGGCGTCCTCGGTGTGCAGGCCGCGCCCAGGCAGTGGGCGGGGCAGGTTGGTGGTCAGGGCAACACGGCCCTCGTCGTCGGCGGAAATGGCAATGATGATTTGGCGGGCCATGGTGGTCTCCTGTGAAGTGGGGGGTTAGGACGGGGTGCCGTCAAGGTGCAGAAGGCGGTGGATCTGGTCGCGCGAGCGGTCGAACTGGACGGCCCACTGAGCGCGTTGGGTGATGAGCGGGCGACTGGCCTGCCGAGCGGCCAGGGCGTGGGCGTCGGCCAGCGCGAAGGCGTGGCGCAGCGCGTAGTGCCAATCGGTGGCCCAGTGGTGGTCACGGTCAGCGGTGGCAGATGACGACATAGGGCCGGTCTCCGAATTGCTCCAGCGCCCAGGCGCATGCGTCTTGTGTGCAGGCGCCGACGAATTGCTGCTGCGTGCAGCCGCATTTGATGGTGAAGGTGCGCATATGGCTCCAGTGATCAGAGGGATGGCAGTTCCAGCGGGATCTGCTGGAGCTTCGTTGCGGCGGGCGCATCTGCGGTGCTGCTCTTGCGGGTGCGGCGCTTGGGTGGAGTGGCCGCCGCCGCAGCGCTGGCCAGCTGCTCGCGCGCCTTGGCAAACGTCTCTGCCACGTTGGTGGCTTCGCTGCGGCGGTAGATGAAGGCGCGATCCGTGAGCGGTGTCGTGGGGTGCGTGATGCGGGCGAGTTGCATGTGGGCCTCTGGCATGCAAACGGCCCGCTCAGTGGCGGGCCGTTGGTTGGTCAAAGAAGGTGGTGCCGCACCAGGCGTAGAGCAGCATTCCGCTGTGCCTGGCCTCGTCCAGTGCCGCATATCCCGCGTTGCTCAGCAGCGCGCATGCGCTCCAGATCAGGGGTGGGCCGGCGCCTTCGCGCTCCATTACTGCGCCTTCGGCGAGGTCGCGGAAGTAGGTGGCCAGCCAGAACGGGCCGGCAGGGGTTGGCGGCGGTGTCTCGGGGTAAGGAGGGCTCATGGGTGGTCTGTGTTTTCCTGGAAAAACCTCGTCCCAGTCCAGGCGAAGAGCAAGTAACCTTCTTTGAGCGCAAGCGACAGTGCGTTGCTTGCGCGCTCCTGAATCAGGACAGCAGCGAGATGCAGTGCATCAGTCGTGATGCCGTCCCGGCGGGTTTTCTGCCTGATAAGTCCCTCGATGGCAGTTTCACGCGCTGCATATCGGAAGTAGGCGGCGATCCAGTACCGGCCTTTTGACGTGTCGTAGTCATGTGGCGTTTCTGGGAACGGTATGCCCAAATGCGCTGCCTTGGCTTTGCGCGCAGGGTGACGCAGTGTGCTGGCATGTGACATGGCAGATCTCCAGTGGTGGACGAAGAAAAGGGCCGGTGCCGCGTGGCGGCTGCGTAGGCGAGATGGCTGGTGGTTGCGAAGTGAGAAGCCCAGGCCCGGCAAAAAAGAAGGCCGCAGTTGCCATCCAAAAGCGAAGTGCCCCAAAGGCGGATGGCGCGGCGTCAAACCGAAGCGCCCTGCAACCCAAGACGCTTGGGTTTGCCCTGCGTTGCACAGGGCGGGCGCGCTGCTGGCGGTCAGCCCGACAGCCGGCAGTGCTTCAGCCATTACCCGCCATGGCTGCGGTGTGTGGGCGCCTCGAAGAACGAGGTCATCCCCTGGCGGTCGTCGTCACGCGCTCAGTGAAATCGGCCACGCTGGGCCGCAAGGGGGTTTTCAGGTCTTCGCGCCGCAGCTCCAGTGATTGGAGTGGGCGCCTGCCGGCCTGGGCGAAAGCAGGGCTCCGAAGGCAGCCCCATGCTTCACAGCGTGGGGTGCTGGTCTTGTTTATTTCGCAGGGCGAGAGTGGTCGATAGATGGTCTGGGCTGAACCAGCCACAGTCTTGTGCCACTCTCTTTTTAAGGACCGGGGCGAGCCCGGCCGATGCCGTGGTGCCCAACGCGATCAAAGATGCGTTGAGCGAACTTTACTAAGAACTAAAGTGCTGGTCAACAAAAAGCTAAAGAAATCTTGAGAGATTTGTAAACATTGCTTGAGCTTGTTGGAAGTCGCGAGGCTAGCCGGAGCAGGCTTCGTAGATCCCGAGGCTGCGCGCGTCAGCTTGGTTGGAAGAGGTCTGATCTATGAGCGCAGCTTCAGATGTTGCGGCGAAGCGCTTGAAGCCTGTGAACCCGCCGTATGAGTTTTTGCCATTGACCTCGCCGCACACCACGGCGCCTTCTTGGTAGGCAACCAAGCGAACGTTTCTGAACTGCGCGCTCTGAGGGTCTTTTAGACCATTCGATACAGCTGTTTTCGCGGAGGCAATTAAATCTTCCTCCGAATGGCCAGAGTATAAATAGTCTCGGTTAAATGAGGCGTAGCCGCTGACTATCTTTATGGATATCTGACGTTCATGAAGATATGGATCATATTGAGGGGCTGACACGCAGCCGGCCACAAGCGCAGCGATCAATGATGTCGTTACAGTGATGCCCCTCATGGTATCTCCGTTAGAAAATTAAGGAGTCTTGTCCAACGCTGCCAGCAACGCGCTCAATGCACTCAACGTCTGAGCGCATCAACGTCATCGGCTCGTACCTGTTGTTGATGCTGACAAGCTGCAGCTCGTCGTCCCGTACCCAGTTGAGTTGTTTAAGTAGGCATTTGCCGTCAGTCAGTTTGACAACAACGTCCATGCCTGGCTGCGATTCAATGCTTGGGGTGACAATTACATATTCGCCCGCCCGATACCGTGGGTGCATTGAATCGCCCTTTATTCTTAATGCAAAGGCGCGGGGGTCTTGTGTCCAAAAATCAACCCAGCCGTCAATTCCGTTGTCTTGAATGAGATAGCCATCGTCGCCTCCTCGCACTGCACCAGTCACGGGCACACGGCGAGGCTTTTTTTCGTTGCCTGTTGAGATGGGGCTGCCGCCATCTTCTGGTTTGGTAGCAAAACCATCCTCGAAGTAGCGCTCACCAAGTCGCAGCTCGTTCGCAATGTTGCGTGCAGACCTCTCGCCAAAGCTCTTGGCGGGGTCAAGGAGTTGAGAGATGCGGCCCTCGCTGACTCCTGCGGCACGCGAAAACTCCACCTGGCTCCCTCTGTAGGGGGGTGAGTCGATCAGTGCCCGTAGGCGCTGCTTTCGATGCTGTGTCAGTTCGTCCATGTTTAGGAAATGGTAAACAATCCGAGTTTAGGAAATTGTTGACCCTCTCTTTAGAATGATCTAAAGTGAGGAGATGGAACTTAAGACTTGGCTTACCGCAGAGCGTGGCCGTTCGACGGCCTTGTCGGCTCATCTGTCTGTCACCTTGGGGCGCATCACACAGATGGCTGATGAGGGCGTTCCTGCAAAGTACATGCTTGCCGTTCGTGATTTCTCCTGCGGAGCTGTGACGCTGGAGGAGATGTTGGCGCCCAAAGATGTGCGTCGTGCGACGAGCAGTGGCGGGGTAGCGCATGTTTGACGCCCTTGCCGGATGGTCTTCTGTTCATCTTGTCGCTCTTGTAGAGAGGCCTCGCAACTGTGCAATCACCTCCGGCGTTGCGCTCCCGGTCTCCTGCATGCGCTGGCAGCACAGTTCGCTCCAGCGGGCCAGCGCGCCCGCGCTGAAACCGGCTCGGCCTTCGCCCTCCAGGACTTCGATCATCTGGCCCAGGAACAGCTCCAGGGCCTGCGCCCATTGGGGGCTGCCGATGTTGTCTGCTGTGGGCGTTGCGGGTGTTGTGTTGTGGGTCATGTCGATGGCTCGCAAGGGGTTGTGCTGATGAGTGCAACTTTCTCAGTTGGCATCGCCCCTGGCTATGTCGAAAGTGGACCCCAAGCCGACATTGCCGCCGGCATGGACGTGCTCGATGCGGCCTACCTGACGGCGCAGACCAGCCCGGGCGGTGTCAAGGCACTGGCCGTGCGCATGGGCATCAACGCCGGCACGCTGCAGCACAAGCTCAACACCAACAACGAGACGCACCACCTGACCCTGCGCGAGGCCGTGCAGCTGCAGGTGGTGACGGGCAATGCGGCGGTGCTGCATGCCATGGCCAGTCAGCTGGGGTATGAGTGCCGGCGCGCCCTGCCTGACCAGGCCGAGGGTGACCCGGTGGAGGCCTTCATGCATTACCAGTCTGCCGTGGCCGAGGTCACACGCGCTGCAGCTGATGCGCACCGCCAGCCGTCGCGCAATGCGGTGCGGCGGCTTGACCGCCAGGTGCAGGAGCTCACGGTCATGGCGCAGTACTTGGCCCGCTCGGCACAGCAGCGCCTGGCCGACACCCCTGGAGGTGGCAATGCGTATTGATATCAAGCCTGAGGGCGGTGATCGGTACAAGCGTGCCCTGGCTGGCCTCGACGGTCAGCAGGTTGCACAGGCCACGGCTGAGGCCATCAACATGGGTGTGGGCCGTGTGAAGAACGCCATGCGCGCTGAGATGCAGAGCGTTTTCGACCGGCCCACGGGCTACGTGCTGCAGTCGGTGCAGGTGGTGAAGAAGGCCACGGCTGGCGACCTCAATGCGCTGGTGGCCCCTACCTACATGGGTGGCAAGGGCGTGGACCCGCAGCAGATCCTGGCCGCACAGGAGGATGGCGGCCGGCGCCGTGACAAGCGCAGTGAGAAGGCCCTGCGCACGGCTGGCATCTTGCCCATTGGCTACCAGACCGCAATCCCCGCCACGCCATTCCCGGGCAGCGATGACGGGCGCGGGAACCTCAAGGGCTCGACCCTGGTACAGCTGATTGCCTACTTCCAGGCCTTCGGCGAGCAGGGCTACCGGGCCAACATGACCAAGGGGCGCATGCAGGCCTTGCACCAGCGCGGTGGCAAGGGTGCGCGCTTCATGGGGCCGGTGAAGGGCATCCGCTACATCGTGGCCTATGGCCGCCTGCGCGGCGGTGCGCGGGCCACCGCGCGTGGCGAGTACGACAAGCGGGCATCCAATCTGCCGCCGGGCATCTGGGCGGTGACTGGCACCGGCGGCGCGGATGTGCGGCCGGTGCTGATGTTCGTGCGCGGCGGCAACTACAAGCCCCGCATCAGCCTGGACGGGGTGCGCAAGCGCTCGGGCATCGATGAGCTGGTTCCCCGCTGGGTCCGTGGCCGCGTCTATGACGCATTCAGGAAAGCCAGTCAGGGCTGAGGGCCCGGCTGATATCAGGAGAGATAGACATGCAACACACCACCCATCAGGTGACCTCGCATGACACCAAGGCGGATTCTTTCTCTGCCATTGGCAATGCCACGCGGGTTCGCCTCAACGAACGGCTGTACAGCAGCCTGGCAGAGGCCCACCGCCGGGGGCAGCCCGCCCTGAGCCGGCGCGAGCTGCGGGACTTCCACAACGAGTGCACGGGCGAATGGCTGGAGATCTCCAGCGTGGCCAGCACGGTCAATGCACTGGTTGCGGCCAAGCGCGTGGAGGAGGTGGCGGCGCGGGCCTGTTCCCTGCCACCGCATCGCCTGGTCAAGCCTGTGCGCTGCCGCCTGCAGCAGGCGACGTTGACGGATTGATTTGATATCGAAGGTTGAGCAGGCATGAATCACTACCCCCACCACATCGGCGACTTCAACACCGCGACACGGCACTTGTCACGGCTGGAGCGTGCCATCTACCGTGACATGCGTGACATGTACTGTGACACCGAGGCGGCACTGGACGGCTCCTGCTTCGATCTGCTGGCGCGGCGCCTGCTGTGCAGGTCGCCTGAAGAGATCGATGCCCTGCAGTTCGTGCTGGCCGAGTTCTTCACGCAGCTGCCCGACGGCCGATATCAGAACGACGAATGTGAGCAGATCGTGGCCCAGTTCCGCCAGCAGCAGGAGGGGCGCAACGAGGTCAAGAGCAATGAGCATCTACGGCAGAAGCGCAGCAGGGCTAGGCGTAGTGCTATCTTTTCTGCGCTTCGTTCACTCGGCATCGTGCCTACCTTGAAGACGCAGATGCCTGAGCTGATGGCGCTTTGCCGCAAGCATGGAATCGTGGTGACAGACACCAGTGTCACGCTCAATGGCACGGATTGGCTTGTTGCCGATACAGGCACTGTCACGCCACGTCACAGCAATGTCACGGGCAATGACACGGCTTGTCACGGCGATGGCACGGGTAACCAGAACCAGAACCAATTAATACCCCCCAACCCCCCTGCAGGGGGGGCGAGTGGTGTAACGGCTGACGCCATCAAAACCGGGGAAGGGAGTGGTGGCCTGGCTATCGCCACGGCACTTGCAGGCTTCTTCCCGGAGCAGCGTCGCACTCGGCTGGTGGATGTGGCCGAGGAGGTGGCTGCTGCCATCACCCGTGGTGACGTGACCGCTGAAGAGCTGCTCGCTGCTGCTGAGAAGCAGCGGGAACTGCTGGCGGCCAAAGACGGCAAGGCCTGCCCCGGCCTGCTGCGCTGGGTGCGGGAGCAGCGTTGGAGGGACGTGGTGATGTTGGCGCATGCAGCTGCTGCTGGTCAGCCGGTCGGATGGGCAGACACGCGCAGCGGCGTCGAGGGCATGGCGGCCAGCCTGGGCATGCCAGGCTACGACGATTGGTGTGATGCGCGAGCGGGGCAGGGCCTGCGGCGAGCGTTCGCGGACTACGAGGCGGCAGTGCATGCGCTGCTTGCCGAGCGTCAGGGGGTGTCGGCATGACGGTGCGCACCCTCATCGGCGCGGCGGCGCCCCTCTCGATGTGCTCAAAAAATAGGCAGTATCGCGGGTCCTTTTTGGCCCCCTTGGAAGCGGGTAATTCGAGCCGCGCCCTCGGACTGTTGCGCAACCTTCCTAAGGGGGTTAAGTGAAGGTCCTGCCTTACTTTGATGCTCCTATTTCGCAAGCAGAATTTGCGGCTTTGGTCGGTGTCAGCGAGGCCCGCGTGAGCCAGCTGGTGAGCGAAGGCGTGATCGTCCGGGGCGATTCGGGCCACGAATGGCTGCTGGGCTACTGCGAGCGCCTGCGCGACCAGGCGGCGGGCCGTGCCTCGGCCGGTTTGGGTGGTCTGGACCTGGTCCAGGAACGTGCGGCGCTGGCGCGCTCGCAGCGCGAGGCTCAGGACCTGAAAAACGCGGTCGCCCGCGGCGAATTCGCGCCCATCGGTGCCCTGGCCGATGTCCTGGGCCTGGCCAGCTCGGCCGTGGTGGACCGCATGGACCAGATCGAGGGCCAGTTGCGCAAGGCCTGCCCGGATCTGCCCGAGGATGCCCGCGTCACGGTGCTGCGTGTACTGGCCGATGCCCGAAACGAGTGGATCCGCGTCACGTCCAAGCTGATCGGCGAGCGCGTGGCCGCCATGGCCGAGGCGCCCGACGAGGATGAGCTGGACGAGGAGGCCGCATTTTGAGCGCACCCCTGTCGAGAGAGGCGATTTCCGCCATCCAGGCCGCTGCGCAGCTGGGCCTGTCCAGTCTGCGGGCTGATCCGCCGCAGACCCTGTCCGAGTGGGCTGCTGACAACTTTCTGCTGGCCGGCGAATCCAGCCACCAGAAGGGCGGATGGGTGGCATGGCCGTTCCAGATCGGAATCCTGGACTTCATGTCCGATGACCGCATCGAGGAACTGGCCGTCAAGAAGTCCAAGCGTGTCGGCTACTCGAAAATGATCACCGCCTTCGTCTGCTACAACATCGCGCACCGCCGCCGCAAGCAGGCGCTGTGGCAGCCCACGGACGATGACCGTGACAGCTTCGTCAAGACCGAGATCGAACCCCTGCTGGACAGTAAGGACGGCGTGCCTTCGGTGATCGCGGCCCGCAAGCAGGGCAGCCGGGTCGAGGAGACCATCAAGTACAAGCCTTTCCGCGACAGCGTGCTGCACCTGCTGGGCGGCAAGGCGGCTCGGGCCTATCGCCGGATCACGGTGGCCGTGGCCATCCTGGACGAATGGACTGCGTTCGACCAGACCATCGGAGGCAGCAAGGACAAGTCGGCGGGCTCGCCCGGCACCTTGGCCAAGGGCCGGCTGGAAGGCGCTCCATACCCCAAGTTCATCGGCGGCAGCACGCCCGGCATCAAGGGCCTGTGCCACGTCAGCCGCGCCTGCGAGGATTCCGAGGACGAGGTCGATCACCTGATCGAGTGCCCGCGCTGCGAGGCCGAGCACCCCCTGACCTGGGGCGGCAAGGAAGCCATGCACGGCTTCAAGTGGGAGGCCGGCAAGCCCGAGACCGTGCGCCACATGTGCCCGCACTGCCGGGAGTCCATCAGCCAGGCCGAGTACCTCCCGGGCGGCTGGCCGCTGACGGGCGCCTGGGTGTGCCGGAGGTCTGGCCGTCGCTTCGGCGCCGACCGCATCTGGCGTACTGCCGATGGCACCCCCTGCAGGCCCCCGCGCACGCTGGGCGTGCACATCTGGGCTGCCTACAGCCCGCAGCGCACCTGGGCGTCCATCGTGGACGAGTTCGAGAAGGCCCACCGCGCGCTGCAGGAGGGTGATGCAGGCCCCATGACCTCGTTCACCAACGAGACGCTGGGCCAGGCCTGGGAACTGAAGGGGGAGGGTACCGACGACCATGTGCTGCAGGCCCGCGCCGAACCCTATGCCATCGGCACGGTGCCCGTGGGCGGCCTGGTGCTGACGGCTGGCGTGGACGTGCAGCGCACCTGGTGGCAGATCAACGTCTGGGCGTGGGCGCGCGGCATGGAAAGCTGGATCGTGGACCGCCACATCATCGAGGGCAATCCATCCAGCGAGGGCGACTGGGCGCCTGTGACGGCCTACCTGCAGCGCCGTTACCGCCAGGCCTGGCACGGTGGCAGCCTGGGCCTGAGCGCCATCAGCATCGACTCGTCCGACCAGACCCAAGCGGTCTACAACTATGTCCGCACGCACCAGCACATGCTGCCCAACCTGCGCGCCATCAAGGGCGACAACAACGACAACCGGCCCATCGTGGGACCGGCCAGCATGCAGGACATGGACTGGCGCGGCCAGAAGATCAAGCAGGGCATCAAGCTCTGGCTGGTGGGCGTGGACAACGCCAAGGATCTGCTGCTGGGCCAACTGGCGATCACGGACGCTGGCCCGGGGTGCGTGCATTTCAGCAAGGATCTGCCGCGCGAGTTCTTCGAGCAGCTGACCGCCGAGCAGCGCATCCTGGCCAAGGTCCAGGGCCGCGAGGCTTACCGCTGGGTCAAGCGCCGCCAGCGCAATGAGGACCTGGACTGCCGGAACTACGCTATTCACGCGGCCATGGCCCAGGGCCTGCACAAGTACACCGATGCGCGCTGGTCACAGGTCGAGCAGATGGTGCAGCCAGCCCGCGACCTCTTCAGCCCACCCGAGGCGCCCGCCAGCGTGGCGCTGCCGGCTCCAACAGCTGCGCCCACGTCGGACGTGCCGCCCGTTTCCACCTCCACCGGGTCTCGTGCGCCGGCCCCCGCGCCGCGCCGTGCGCCACCCGCTCGCCGCAACGGCGGTTTCTCCCGCTCCTGGTAGCCCCATGACCCCAAAGACCAACGCCCCAGCACCCCACATGGCCCCCGATGCGGCCAAGAGTTCCGCAATGCCAGAGGCCGATTTCGCGCCCGACCTGGTGGACCGCATGTTCGACTATCTGGTCGAGCTGGTGCCCGAGCTGCGCGGCAGCCCTGCCACCGTCGAGCGTGTCCAGCAGCAGCTGCGCAGGGAGTTCGCTGGTCAGGAAGCCTACATCCCAGCCCGCTCACCCGTGGACAAGGCAGAGATGCGCCGGCAGGTCCTGCGCCTGTGGAATGGGCGCAATGCTACGGCCGTGGCGCGCACGCTGGGCATCAGCCGTGCCAGCGTGTACCGGCACCTGAAACAGCCCGGCTGAAACCGTCTCAGGTTTCTTGGAAATGAGACAGTTGCCCCGGTAGCGTGCGGCATATGAGCACGCTCCAAGACCTCCAGATGCGCCTCGCGCGCCTCAATGCCGCCATCCACAGTGGCGAGCGCACCATCACGACCGAGGATGGCGCCTCGGTCACCTATCGCAGCCTGGATGAGATGAAGGCCGCGCGCCGGGATCTGCAGACGCAGATTTCAGCCGTGGCTGGCACCGGCCAGCCGCGCGCCCTGGTGGCGCGCTTTCGCTTCGCCGGCCTGCGGGACCGCTGACCATGCAGCGCCGTACCGTGGCCCGCAGGGCATCCCCTACGCTGGTCGACCGCGTTGTCGGCTATTTCTCGCCCGCGCAGGGCGTGCGCCGCCAGGTTGCCCGGGAAATGCTGGTGCGCGCCTACGAGGGCGCCAGCCGCGCCGATGGCTGGCGTGTCAAGCGCTCGGGGGCCAGCCCCACGGCGGACCACGCCGCCGATGCGCGCGAGCTGCGCATGCGTGCGCGCTCACTCGCGCAGAACGTGCCGAACATCGTGCGCGCCGTCAATGCCGTGCTCGCCATGCGCGTGGGCCAGGGCATCGTGCCCGTGTGGGCCGACGAGGGCCTGGCCAAGCGCTGGCGCGAATGGGTGCCCCATGCCGACTATGACGGCCTGCTCGACTTCTACGGCCTGCAGTACAAGGCCGAGCGCACGCGCGACGTGGACGGCGCCGTGCTCATCCGCAAGCATATCCAGCGCATGGGCTCAACAGTGCCGCTCAAGCTCCAGCTGCTGGAGATCGATTTCTTGGACGTGGAGCGCAACGGCGTGCTGGCCGGCGGGCGGGAGATCATCCGGGGCATCGAGTACGACAAGCGCGGGCAGCGCTTGGCCTACTACCTGTTCGACCGCCACCCGGGTGATGCCGGCATGTGGACCCTGGGCCGCAGCGGCACCAGCCAGCGCGTGCCGGCCGAGGAAATCATCCACTTCTTCGACCCCGAGCGCGCTGGCCAGCAGGACGGCATCACGCGCCTGGCACCCATCATCGCCAAGGTGCGCGACCTGCATACCTACGGTGACTCCGAGCTGCAGCGCAAGCAGCTGGAATCGCGCATGGGGGTGGTGGCCGAGATGGAAGGGGCCGGCGGCATGCCGCCACCGCTACCCGAGGAGGCCGGGGGGCAAAAGCCCGGCCTGATGGACCTGGGCGATCTTGCTGGCGGCGGCATCGTGGGCCTGCCGCCGGGAATGAGTAATCCCACCTTCATCGAGCCCAAGGCCGTGCCGGGCTTTGGCGACTACATGAAAGGGGGTTGGAAGGAGGTGGCCGCAGGCTATCGCTGCCCCTACGAGCTGATGACGGGCGACCTGACCGAGGTGAACTTCAGCACCTCGCGCATGAGCATGAACCAGTTCCGGGCCGAGGTCGAATCCGAGCAGTGGCGCGTCACCGTGCCGCGCCTGTGCGCGCCCATTGCGCGGTGGTTCGTGGCGGCGGTGGATCTGGTGGCCACGGTGCCGGCCAATGTGCAGGCGCCGGACTGGAGCACGCCCCGCTGGGCCAGCCCGAACCCTGTGCAGGACGTGGCCAGCGACCTGAGCGCCGTCAAGGGCGGCATGCAGAGCATCAGCGAAGTCATCCGGCGCCGGGGCTATGACCCTGAGGACGTTTTCACGGAGCTGGAGAGCGACCTGGTGCGGCTGCGAGAGCGCGGCATTCTGCCTTTGCTGGCCGCGCTGTGGGGTGCGCAGAACCCCATCGACCTGGTGGCCCAGATGGAGGGCCAGGGGCAGAAGTGAAATCGTCTCAGTTTTCTTGGATTTGAGACAGTCAAACCGGAAAACTGAGCGCCATGCCACAAGCCAACGCCCAATCCTCCGCACCCCAGATCCACGATTTGCCGGTGCAGACGCGCGCCGCAAGCCTGGTCCCTGACACCTACAACGAGACCGACGGCACGGTCGAGGTGGTCTGGACCACGGGCGCCATGGTGCGCCGCTACGACTATTGGAACGAGCGTCCCTACGACGAGGACCTGCAGATCACCCCTGAGGCCGTGGACATGGCCCGCTTCGATGCCGGCACGGTGCAGGTGCTGGACGGCCACCGCGCCTATGGCGGCGTGGCGGCCATCCTCGGCATTGCCGAGCGCGGCTGGATCGAAGGCGGCGAAGGCCGGGCCGTGATTCGGCTGAGCCAGCGCCCCGAGCTGGCCGGCATCGTGGCCGACATCCGCGCCGGAATCATCCGCGCCATCAGCTTCGGCTACAGCGTGCAGCGCTACGAAATCACCCGCGCCCAGGACCGCACGGACGGCATCAACGTCGATCTCTATCGCGCAGTCGCCTGGACCCCGCAGGAAATCTCTTTTGTCACTGTGCCTGCCGACCCCAACGCCGGCACGCGCAGCGCACCCACTTCCCAGGCCCCGTCCGGTGCAGCGCCCCAGGGCGGCATGCCGTGCGAGTTCTACCAACGGGCAGCCGCCCAACCCACCACCCAGGAGCACCAACGTATGCCCCAAGCAAACCAAGCCGGTGAAGGCGGCCAGACCGCCAACACCCCCCAGGGCGCCGCGCCCACCAACGTCTCTCAGGTCCCGCAGAACCGCCAGACCGAGGGTGCGCCGCAGCCCGCGCCCGCCGGTGCGTTCGACGGCCAGCGCGCCGCCGACATCGTTGCGCTGTGCCAGCGCCACAACCTGGCCGATCTGCAGGCCGAGCTGCTGCGCAACCAGTCCACGATGGACCAGGCCCGCGCTGCCGTGCTGACGGCGCTGGACCAGCGCAGCCAGGAGCAAGCCACCGGCCCCACGACCTCGATTCGCACCGTGGGCGATGAGCATGAAACCCGCATGCGCGGTATCGAAAACGCGCTTATGCACCGCCTGAACCCCGGCGCCCAGCTGGATGACAACGGCCGCCAGTACCGCGCCATGACCATGGTGGAGATGGCGCGCGAGGTGGTCGAAGGGCTGGGCCAGAAGACGCGCGGCATGAGCCGCGCCGAGATCGTCAATGTGGCGCTGCGCGTGCGCTCCGGCATGCTGGGTACGGGCGACTTCCCAGCGCTGCTGGGCGGAGTGGGCCAGCGCGTGCTGCGTGCGGCCTATGACGAGGCGCCCAGCACCTATCAGCTGTGGGCGCGCCGTGCCTCTAACCTGCCGGACTTCCGCATCCGCCAGGCCATCGGCGTGGGCGGTGATGTCGAACTCAAGAAGCTCAACGAGCACGGCGAGTACACCTACGGCAACCTTTCAGAGGATGTCACTGGCTACCGCGCTTTCACGTTCGGCCGCTCGCTGGCGATCACCCGCCAGATGATCGTCAATGACGATTTGGACTCCCTGACACGCACAGGGGCCAAATTTGCCGCCGCAGCGCGAAGCCTCGAAAACCGTCTGGTCTATGACCAGATTCTGAAGAACCCGGGCATGTCGGATGGCAAGCCTCTGTTCCATGCGGACCACGGGAATCTGCTGCCCGGTGCTGCGTCCGAATTTTCGCTGGAAGCGCTGTCCAGCCTGCGCAAGCTGATGCGCAAGCAGACAGGCCTGAGCAAGGAAACGCTGAACCTTGCGCCGGCCTTTCTGTTGGTCCCCACCGATCTGGAGACCGTGGCCTACCAGTACACCAGCCCCAACTACCAGCCCACCAAGGCCGGGGACATCAACGAATTCCGTACGGGCGGCCGCACGGCGCTGGAACCCATCGTGGAGCCGCTGCTGGATGACGTGTCCACCACCGCGTTCTACCTTGCAGCACGCGCCGGCCAGATCGACACCGTCGAGTACGCCTACGTGGACGGCTACGAGGGTCTGCGCACCGAGACCTTCTCCAGCGAAGACGTGGACGGCGTGAAGCTGCGCGCCAGCCTGGACTTTGCGGCCAAGTGCCTGGACTGGCGCGGCCTGGGCAAGAGCAACGGCGCCTGAGCGCGCCGCCATCCACACACACGCTTTCAGGAGTTCAACCCATGAAAAACTACCAACAGCGCGGCCACGTCATCGAGGTCCCGACAGCGGCCGTCGCAGTGGCAGCAGGCCAGGCCGTGGCCATCGGCGCCATCCTTGCCGTGGCCAATGGCCCGGCCCAGGTCGGCGAGCCCTACAACGCCGAGCGCGTGGGCGTCTTTGTCCTGCCCAAGGCTGCAGGCACCGCGTGGACGCAGGGCCAGCCCCTGCGCTGGGATGTCGAAACCGGCGCATTCGCCGTTGGCGGCGCGGCCACGGCCGGCGACGTGACGGGGGCGGCGTTCGCCTTCGAGGGGGCCGACAGCGCGGCCACTCAGGGCGCAGTCTGCCTGCCCGGCGTCATCGGCACGGTCGCGGCCTGAGCGGAGCAGGGCAGGGCATGACGATCTTCCTCATCCCAGGCGCCGAGCGGGCAGGGCGCGTGCGCTCGGCCCAGCAGCGGCACCACGCCAATGCGGTGGCTGTCTGGCAGGGCGGCGAGCCCTTCGGCGTCATCCTGCGGCGCGGCCCGCGCGAGGCCCTGGGGATGGTGGGCGCCTATGTCCTGGCCTGCCGGCTGCCCGCTGACATGGTGCCTGGCATCGCCCAGGGCGAGCCCATCGACATCGACCAGGTCACCTACCGGATCGCCGAGCCGCCGCAGCCCGACGAGTCCGGCTGGCTGCTGCTGCAGCTGGAGGTGGCCTGAGATGGCGCAGCACATGCAACAGCAGATCCTGACCGCCTGGCGCGTGGATCTTGTGCTCGCGGCCACCCTGGCTGGAGACAGCGTCCGCGTCGAAGGTCGCAACGCATATCCGGTAAGTGCCCTGCCAGCCATTGATATCAGCGCGGCAGACGAAGGCATCGAACCCCTTTCTGGCGGGCGCGGTGGTCTGGCAACGCTGCACCGGGAATTCCTGGTGGACGTCACCAGCATCGCCACGGGCGACCAGGCCCGCGAGCAGGCCATGGAGCTGCATGCGCAGATAGAGGAGCGCATGGGGCCTGCTGCTGGCGGCGTGCTGGGTGGCCTGCTGATCGCCCCACCGCGTCTGCGCGGCATCCGTGGGCAGTGGGACGAAGCCGCTACCCAGCCCATCTACATCGTGCGCGGCATGTGGCTGTGCCGATACCTCACCGCCGAGGGCGCCCCGCGCGGCCCGGCATCCCATCCTTGAAAGGAAACGACCATGGCAGTCCAAAACGTTCGTACCTCGGCCGGCAGCAAGCTGCTGATCTGCGCCGCACGGCCAGCATCCTACGATGCGGCCGGCTTCCAGGCCCTGGCCTTCAAAGAGATCGCTGAGATCACCGACCTGGCCGAACTGGGCCGGGAATACAACCAGGCCACGCATTCGCCCCTGGCAACCCGCCGCATCGTCAAGCGCAAAGGCAGCTTCAACGACGGCAGCCTGACCGTGCCCATGGCCCGCGACATGAACGACGAGGGCCAGGTGCTGCTCAAGGCTGCATCTGTGTCCGACGACAGCTACAGCTACTGCATCCGCCTGCAGGACGGTTCGAGCCACTACTTCACGGCGCAGTGCATGAGCTTCAAGCTCAACGTGGGCGGCGTCGATTCCATCACGGCGCACACGGCACAGCTGGAAATCGACAACGACATCATCGAAGTCCCGGCCATCTCGTTCACCCTTGCCTACACGGCCGGCGCCAATGGCTCCATCGTGGGCGTTGCAAGCCAGACCGTGCTGCAGGGCGCCACGGGCAAGCCCGTGTTCGCGCAGGCCGCCGCCGGCTTCGACTTCGAGAAGTGGAGCGACAACAGCACGGAAAACCCGCGCTCCGATGCCAACGTGCTCGCCAACGTGGCTGTGCAGGCCAGCTTCATCCCCGAGTAATTCGCCGCAGCCATGCCCGGCTGCGGCCGGGTGGCATGCCCTTCTGACTTTCTTTCATCGCCACCACCATGCTCAAGCTTTCCCAACTGACCGTCGCAAACACAGCTCCCATGCATCTGAAGGATGCGGCAGGTGAACTCATGTTCTACAAGGACCCGTCGCACGGCGATGAGGCCAAGGAACTGCCTGTTCGCATTCACGTCTTTGGTCCTGGTTCCGAGGAGCATCGCCAGGCGCAACTGCGGGCCCAGCGTCGCGTCATGGCGCTGGTCAAGAAAAGCCGCCGTGCGTTGGAAGAACGGACGCCGGAAGAGCGCACGGCCGATACCGCTGTGATCCTGGCCGACATCACGCATTCGGTCGAAGGTCTGGATCTTGAAGGCCGTTCGGTGCGCGAAGCGATGCTGGCCCTGTACTCCGATCCAACTTGCGGCTATGTGGCTGACCAGGTCAACGCCTTCGCGGCCGACTGGGCAAATTTTTCCAAGAGTGCGCCGAAGGTCTGAGCCTTTACGTGCGCACGTGGGCGTGGCTCAACGCCCCGCTCAAGACCAAGACCGGGAAAAAGGCTCAGCAGCAAGATGAAGAACCCAGGATCACACGCATCGAGAAAATCAGGGCAGAAGGCCGCGAGCCTGACCTGCCTGACCCTGGGCCGGCCGGCTATCTCCTCGAAGTGTTCTTCGACCTGGGACCGTCGCTGCAGTCGCCCATGGGTGAAACGCCCATCGGCTACGAGCAGCTGGTCGCGTGGCAGTCCATTCATGGCGTGCGGCTCACACCCTGGGAGGGCAAAACGCTCTGCGACCTGTCCATCGCATGGCTGGTTGCCAAGGACGCTGCCAAGGAACCTGGCGCACCACGGCCAGGCAGTGTCGATGAAACGCCTGAGCAGGCCGAGGAGCGGCGCAAGCGCGTGTCCAGCGGCCTGGGTGACATGCTGCGCTCGTTCCGGCGTGCGCCGAAGTGACCTGCAGGGGGCTGCATGATCGGCTCCAGCAACATCAACTACCTGCGGTTCCTGATCACGGGCGACAGCTCACAGCTGCAGGCCGAGGTCGAGAAGTCCAAGCGCACCGTCACGGGCATGGTCGATGGCATGGCCGGCTCGTTGGGGCGCCTGGGTACGCTGCTCGGCGGCGTGTTTACGGGGTTCACCGTCACAGCGTTCGCGGCCAAGCTGGTGTCCGTGCAGCGCGAGTTCGACAAGCTCAACAGCTCGCTGGTCACAGTTACGGGAAGTGCCCTGGCTGCCGGCCGTGAAATGGCTTGGATTGAGCAGTTCGCGAAGGACACTCCCTACGGTCTGGCCCAGGCTACCGAGGCGTTTGTGAAGATGAAGGCCTTGGGCCTTGATCCGACCCAGGCCAAGCTCACCAGCTTCGGCAACACGGCGGCCGGCATGGGCAAGAGCCTCATGCAGATGATCGAGGCCGTGGCGGATGCGTCCACGGGGGAATTCGAGCGCCTGAAGGAATTCGGCATCAAGGCGTCCAAGCAGGGCGAGATGGTGGCGTTCACCTTCCAGGGTGTCACCACGAAGGTAAAGAATTCTGCAAAGGAGATCACTGCCTATCTGGAAAGCATTGGCAATACCGCCTTCGGTGGGGCCATGGAGGAGCGCTCGAAAACCCTGGATGGGGCACTTTCCGCTCTTGGCGATTCCTGGGACAAGCTCTTTCGCAAGATCAATGAGAGCACTGGGTTCGCTGACAAGGCTGCGGCTGGCGTGCGTCTGGTCACCGATGCCATTGATTGGCTTGGTGACGCGATTAAGAGCAATCAAGGGTTGGTGACGGGGATGCTCGGCGCCTTGGGTGGGGCGGCGGTGGTCGCTGGAATCATGGGTGTTGTCAGCGCCATTGGAATTTTGACGGGCGCATTCAGTGCGTTGGCAGCGGTCGCATTGGCGAATCCTGTGGCGCTCACTCTGTTGGGCATCGGTGCGGTTGCTGGTGTTGGAGTGGCGGCAGTAAGTGCCATCAGCAATTCTGTCGATGGCATCCATCGTTCAATCACTGGGCTGAAGGCAGAGATTGAACGATTGGAGTCGGACAAGACATTTGCGCGCATCAATGGTCGTGATCCTGGCTTTCTGCGAAACATCGACCTTGGGATTGAGGAGCGAAAGAAATCCATACAGGAACTGGAAGGCAAGCTGAAGGCGATTGAGGCAAAGGACCCTCGCAACCAGATGCAATACAAGGGGCGCGGGCAGTCGTTTGCAGATGAGGCGGCCAGGCTCGTCCAGGAAGAGGCCAAGGCGGAAGAGGAGTTGGCGGAGATTCGCCGCGGTCTGTACGGCGTCAACAAGGACTATCTGCCGCAGCTGCAAAAGCTTAATGAGCTGCGCCAGGCCGGCCGCATCACCGAGGCGACCTATGTGGACCTCGTCAGCAAGCTGGCCAAGGAAAACTACAAGGAAGACGAGTCGGCCAAGGCACGCGCCGCATCCGCCAAGCAGCTTCATACAGCCTATGGCAACCTGGTCGATTCCATCGAAGAAAAGATTGCAGCCCAGCGCCTGGAGATCTCCGGCGGGGAGAAACTGGGCGAAGCCGACAAGCTGCGCATCAAGTATTCGCAGGATCTGCTGGGCTCGCTCAAGGGCCTCAATGCCGGCGAGCGCGCCAACATCGAAGCCAAGCTCAAGACCCTCAAGACGCTGGAGAAGGAAAACGAGGCCAAGCAGAAGGCGCTGAAGCTGGCCGAGGAAGAGCGCAAGTACCGCCAGGAGTGGATGACCACCCAGGGCAAGACGGTCGAGGAACTGACGGCCAGCAACCAGGCGCTGCGCGATGAGATTGAGCTGATCGGCCTGAGCGCCGAGCAGCAGCGCGTGGTCATCGAGCAGCGGCAGATGGCCATCATCCTGAGCAAAGAGCAGCAGCTGGCCGAGATGGAGCGCGCTGCCGCGCTCACCGGCACCATGACCATGGAGCATGCGCTACTCCAGCAGGAAATCGAGCTGCTGCGCGAGCGCCTGGGCCTGACCTCGGTGAAGGCCTCCCGCGAAGCCTCTGCAGAGGCTGCCAAGGCCAGCACCGCGGAGTGGCAGAAGGGTGTAGACCAGATTGGCCAGAGCCTGGCCGACCAGCTAATGCAGGGCGGTCTCTCGTTCGGTCAATACCTCAAGAATCTTGCGCGTACGCTTATCTTCAAACCGCTGATTCAGGCCACTGTCCAGATTGCTGGCGGTGCCCTGGGCGGTTTGTTTGGTGCACCTGCTGCGGCTGGCCAGAGTGGCGGCGCTGGCATGGGCATGCTCAACAATCTTGGTACGCTGGGTGCTGGTGCCCAGGCAATGTGGGGTTTCTTGCCTGGTGCCTCGGCTGCCAGCCTTGCTGGCGCCAATGCAGTGGGCTTGGCCGGCGGCGATGCCCTTGGCGCCCTGATCGCGGGCAATGGAGGCTGGGCTGGTGTGGGCGCTGGTGCTGGTGCAAGCCTGGGAGGCCTAGTGTCAGCGGCACTGCCTTGGTTGGCAGGAGGCCTGGCCATCTTTTCGCTGATCAAGGGCGGGCTCTTCGGGTCTCGCGGCCCTAACCATCGGGGCGGCGTGTACTCCACGGCAACAAATGACTGGGATGAGTCCGCCAAGCAGGCCTTGGGCAAAGATGCCTGGGGCAACGCGCTGGGGGATTTCACGAAGCGGGGCGACAAGGAACTGGGCAAGCAGGTGGGTGTGTCGGTCAATGCGCTGATCGATGTCTACAAGTCGCTGGCCAAGTTCGCGGGCGGCACGGCCAAGGACATCGATATCGCCGCAGGCATCGCCATGAATCCCAAGTACGCGGACGAGGGGGTCTACGGCTACTTTCAGATCCTGGACAAAGTCACGGGCGAAGTGTTGAGTTCGTACAAAAACCGGGATATGGGAAGGGACCCGGAAAAGGCCTTTGCAACATTCGTGGCCGACATGGGTGGCTCGCTGATCGAGCAGATCAAGAAGGCAGACATCCCCAGTTGGATGCGCAATGTCTTCGACGACATGGGCGAGGAAATCACGCTTGAGAGCTTCAATGCGGCCCTGCAGACAGTGCAACTGACCGGGGTAGCGATCGAGGGGTGGACCCGCAACATCACCAACTTCGGCAAGCTTGGCGATGAGGCCATTGCCAAGCTGATCAAAAAGGCGGGCAACATCCAGAACCTGATTGCAGGCATGGATGGCTTCTACGAAGGCTTTTACAGCGAGCGCGAGCGCATCGAAAACGCGGCCAAGGCCGTGGACAAGGCGCTGGCCGATCTCAAGATCGACATCGACCCGCGCATGGGTCAGGACGCCAAGGCCAAGTTCCGCAAGCTCATCGAGGACGCCATGGCGGCCGGCGATGTGGAGCTGCTGGCCAAGCTCATCCCGCTGGCCAAGGAATTCGGCGCCGTGGCCGATGCTGCTGGCCAGGTGCTGGACACGCTCAAGAACGAGCGCCGGCAGCTGGAAGCCGAATACCTGCGCGCCACGGGCCAGACCGACAAGTACCGCGAGGCCCTGCGCAAGCTGGCCACCGAGGGCATGACCGAAGCCGAGCGCGCCGCCTGGGACTACAACCAGGCGCTGCGCGAAGAGATCGCCCGCGTGGACCAGCGCACCGACCTGGAGCGCAAGCTGCTGGAAATGCAGGGCAACACGGCGGAATTGCGCAAGCGTGAGCTGGCGGCCATGGACCCCAGTAATCGCGCGCTGCAGCAACGGATTTGGGCGATTGAAGATACCCGTGATCTATTCCAGCGTGCTGCTGCCCGTGATCGCGAGGCCCTGCAAAAAGAGGCTTCGGCTCTGGAGAGTTCCATCGGGCTCATTCGTGCCGCGGTTGACATGCTGGCTGGTAGCGCGCGTGAGCTCTACGACTCGGTGGATGGATCGCAGCAGATGCTGGCTTCGCAGGGCATGGCGTACATCGACTTTGCATTGCAAGGCGTTCGTGCAGGCTCCTCGGTTTCTGACTATGCGGGCTTGACTGACGCAGTCACTGCCATGCGCAGCGGCCTTTCCAATGGCGTTTACACAAGCGCGTTCGAGCGGCAACGCGATGCGCTTGTTTGGGCCGGCAAGCTATCGGAGCTTAGTGAGCTGGGCGGAAAGAAGCTCACGTTCGAGGAGCGGCAGCTCAAGGCTCTCAATACGCAGATCGAATGGCTGGACAACCTGGTCAAGCGCGCTGACGAACTGATTGGGGGAACATCAAAAATCAACGGGACTGTGACGCAGTATTTCGAGCAGTTGCTGGCGGCTCTTGGCGTTTCTGAGGCTCCGGATGGTTCTGGTGGGGGCAAGACTGGCGGTGGCGCTGTATTTGGGCCTGGCGGAACGCCTTCAAAGCCTGTCGATAGCAAGTATGGATCTGTCAATAACGTAGGCGGAATTACATGGCGCGATCCGATCACTGATCCGGATCGCGTGGCTCACCTCGATGAAATAAACGCGATCAAGCAGCGGTACGACGGGACTGGAGATGTTGCGGGGCTATGGGCCGAGGCGTCTGCCGCTGGTGCCTCGGCCAAGGATTTGGCGGACATCTATGGCTATTTCGAGAGGGACGTGATTGCGGCCCTGCGTGCTGCAGGTGTGCCCGGTTACGCAACCGGAGGCATGCACGCCGGTGGGCTGCGTGTCGTGGGTGAGAGAGGGTGGGAGCTTGAGGCGACCGGGGCCGCAAGGATCTGGAATCAAGACCAATTGGGGCGTGCCTTGCGCGGCGGTGGTGACGGTGAATTGTGGGCAGGGGTCATGGAAGAAGTGCGCGCGCTGCGTATGGAGGTTGCGCGACTGACGGAGGTTTCGATTGCTACAGCCAATAACACCGCCGGTCTGCCCGGTTATGTCGATCAACGAGATTCTATGAGTGAGGGCGGTAATGCTGATCGGGTGGAGATCATGAATGTTGATGAGATTGCGCAGGCGATTGCACAAAAGGTGTCGGCATGAATATTCTGATGCCAATCAACATTATTGATTCCATGATTGGGGCGGGCACAAATATACCGGCCGTTGATACAAGCATGGGTGAAGTGGCATGGGTTGCAAGCGGCTCATATGTGGTCGGTGATTTGCGGGTGTATGCCGGAGGTGTTTATTCATGCGTTAAAGCGCATGCTGCCAGTTTGACAAGCAAGCCGCCATCAGAGGATAAGATTAATTGGCTATTCAAGGAGCCAAATAACAGAATGGCTCCTTTTGATGAGTATGTCTATACGGCTGCAAAAAAGGCTGGAGAGATAAAGTACGTGTTGACGCCGGGATTTTTTACAGGCTGGGCAATGTATGGTGCCGAAGCGGATGTTATTGATGTGATTTTTAGAGATTATTCTGGCGGGGAAATTCTTAAGACCAGAACTCAAGAAATGTGGGAGCAGGCGTTTGGTGAATGGGAATACCTTTTTGGTAATTTGCAGAGAACAACCAAAATAACTCAATCGGATTGGCCGTTGCGCCCGGCTGGTGAGCTGGAAATCGTGCTAAAGAGAAACAATCCCGAGGTGATTGCGGAGCTTGGTTATCTTGCTGTGGGACAGTGGCAGAAGATGCTCCTTCCTAAATCAAGCATGGGGGGGACTGAATATGGCGCCGAAGTAACGCCAAAGAGTTATGGATACATGCGTTACAACCCCGAGGATGGCACATACACGCGACGAAAGGGCAGGGTCGCGAAGTTGATAACGGCGTCTGTTGTAATTGATGCAGACGAAGCACCGAGAGTTGAAAGACTACTGGAGAAGATAATAGATATTCCGGTGGCTATTGAGGCAGATAGTCTGCCTCGCTATGGCCATATTTCAACAGTTGGATTTGTTACGGGCTCCGTGCGATCAGAGGGATGGGGATATTCACGGGTCAATATAAAAGTGGAGGGAAATGTATGACGGACATTGTTCCAATCCCAGCAGCGCCGACGGTGCCGACTTACCCCGCCCTCGGCAGTACGAACTTCAACCAAGAGGCATACACCTATGGTACTTCTATGCCGGGGGTGTCGTTCCGCATCTGGGAGATCGGCAAGGCAAGCGAGACGAATGCCACAGCGGCCAGTGAGCGCGCCGAAGCTTCAGCCCTGTCTGCAGGGCAGTCCCAGGGATTCAGGAACGAAGCGGAGGGCTTCCGGAATACAGCCAACACTGCGGCCGGCACAGCAACAACACAGGCCGGGATTGCAACAGGTGCGGCCGGCACGGCGACAACACAGGCCGGCCTGGCCAACACCGCGCGCTCTGGCGCAGAGACGGCCCGGAGTGGCTCCGAATCGGCGCGTGATGATTCGGTCTTGGCGAAGAATGCTTCGGAGTCGGCCCGCGACGCCGCCCAAGGCTACCGCGACCAGGCCGAGGTCTTCGCCACCCAGCAGCTCAAGGGCAGTAGCACAACGAGCGTGACGCCGGGCGCTGGCGCGAAGAGTTTCGTGATCGAGGCCAACCGCTCGTTCGTGACCGGCATGTACGTCGTGGCCACGTCCACCAGCGATCCGAACACGCGGATGAGCGGCTACGTGACGAGCTACAACATGGGCTCCGGGGCGCTCTCCCTGTCTGTCGATGCATTCACGGGCTCGACCGCAAAAGCTGACTGGGTGATTGGGGTAGCCGCACCAGGTGGCTCAACATCGTCCGTGCTCGTTTACGTGCCTGTCGCCGGCACAACCCAAGCGGCAGCCCCTGGCGCGCGCTATGGGCTCCAGAACGCGGCAAAAACCACAGTCACTTTGCAGGCATCTCCCGTGAATGGGGATGTGGTTGCCGTGATTTGCGACAACCTGCGGCGCGACAACGTAATAGCCAGGAACGGGCAGTTGATTATGGGGCTGGCAGAAGACCTGATTATCGACAATCCCTATTTTCCGATCATGCTGCAGTATCAGTCGCCATTTGGATGGCGTTTCATTTCCTGATGAATTGAGAGGTTGAAATGAGTTTTGCAAGTCAATTCTTGGGCGGGGGCGTGTCTCCGTATCGTGGCTGGAAAATGGCTATTTTCACCACCAACAGCATAACTTTCCCAAAAGCGGGGTATGTGCGGCTGGCAATGCAGGGATCTGGAGGCAGTGGCGCGACTGTTGCGTCGGCGTCGAATGGCGTCGCTGCAACTGGCGGTAACTCTGGGCCTTGGGGCGTCAAGAGTTTCCGCGTTGCTGCCAACGATGCGCTGGTTGTCAATATTGGCGCCGGTGGTGCGCAGCCTACTGGCGGGGTTGCGACTGCAGGCAATCAGGGCGGGGTATCGACTGCTGTACTAAATGGATCGACGATCCTTACAGCTCAGGGTGGCGAGGGCGGATTGTTCAGGACCTCTGCGGGCACCATTGATGCGCCTGTGCCATCCGCCACAGTGACGGGCGGGGACTTCTGGGTGCCCGGCATTCGTGCGGGCAGTGCAACATGCTCGGGGTCGGTACAAGCTCTCAGCGCAGGCGCGGCGAGTGATGTGCTTCGCTGCGGTCTTGGGCGGTCTGCCTCTGTTAATGCTGCTGGGGTATTTTCTGGTGGGTGTGTTGGATCGGATGGCGGTTTTTCTTCGATCCCATATTTGGCTTTTGAAGATTTTGGAATAGTGCCTTCGTCGCCTGGCAGTCGTAGTCCAGGTCAGGGTGGAGTGCAATCGAGTTCTTGGCAGGCCGGTCCATTCGCTGGTGGTGCGAATTGCCCTCAGTCCAGCCAGGTAGCAATGGCGCATGGCGGTTACGGCGGAGGTGGAGGCGCCGGGTATTCGCAGTCATTCACCGGGATCGGTGGTGGTGCATATGCCTATCTTATTTACGAGCCCGTGGAGTGATTATGCGAATCGAAATACTCAACACAGACGGCAACGTCGCAAACACGATCATCGCAACGCCCGAGGTTGCGGAGCGGCTGCACTCGGGCGCCTGGCGCATTGCGGCGGAGCAGTACGAGCCCGCGCCTCCCGTGGCGCACATCTCCTGCTCTCGCCGCCAGGGCCGGCTCGCGCTGCTGATGCTGGGCCTGCTCGAAGCCGCCGAGGCAGCCATTGCGGCGATGCCTGACGACGCCGACAAGCGCGCGGCCCAGATCGAGTACGAGGCTGGCACCTGGGAGCGGCACAACCCGTTTCTCTCGACCCTGTGGGCGCAGCTCGGCGGCACTCCGGAATCGCTCGATCAAGCCTTTGCGCTCGCAGTGACGCTCTAGGAGGACCAATGCAGGACGATTTTGGAAATGCAATAAACCCCAATAACGCTCGCACCATCAATGCCCGGCTTGATGAGGGCGATGCGCGGATGACTCGCATCGAGGCGGATCTGCGGGCGAACACCGAGGTCACCGAAACAGTGCGTGCGAACACGGCTGAAATGGTGGAATTTTTCGCGGCGGCACAGGGCGCCTTTAAGGTGCTCAACTGGATCGGCAAGGCGGCGAAGCCCATCACCTACATCGTGATGCTGGGCACGGCCGGCGTCGCGTTCTGGAAGGCTTTGATGGTGGGTGGAGGTGGCCGATGAACGAGACACTTCGCAATCGCCTCCTGGCCACGGCCGCTGGCTTGGCTGCTACTGCTGCAGGTGGCTACGTGGCCACGCAAGAGGCTCGGCCCAGCCCCGCTGTGGTGCTTGCCCGCGAGATCGGGCTGCACTACGAAAGCAGCGGACGGCACATCGGCACGCCCTACATCGACCGCCTGGGCAAGGGACAGCCGCTGACCGTCTGCGCGGGCGTGACTGGCCCTGAGGTGGTGGCAGGGCGCTACTACACGCCCGAGGACTGCGAGCGCCTAGAGCGTCCCAAGTACCGCGAGGCCGAGCGCCTGGCGCGCCGCGCCCTGCGGCACTGGGACAGCTACAACGTGTGGGTGCAGGCCAGCTATATCGACATGGCCTACAACGTGCCCTCGGCGCTGGCACCTGACACGACGGTCATGCGGCTGGCGAACGCCGGGCAACTCGATGCTGCATGCCTGCAGATGCCTCGATGGGTCTACGGCACCGTGAACGGTGTGCCCACGCGGCTGCCTGGTCTTGTTGATCGCCGCGATGCCACGCGCGAGCTGTGCGCACAGTGGGGCAGGGACGGGCATTTCAGCGCAGCGCTGGTCGCGGCAAAGGTGGCGCCATGATCGCCGGTCTCAAGGCATATGCGTGGCAGGCGCTGGCCCTGCTGCTGGCGGCATTGCTCGCATGGCAGTCCATTGGCCGGCTGGCCGCCGAGCGCGATGCAGCCCAGACCCGCGCCGAACTGGCTGGCGAGCGAGAGGCGGCGGCCACGGCCGCGCGCCAGGCATCTGAGCGATATCGAAATCTGGAGGACAAGCACCGTGACGACCTGCGCAACATCGACACCCAGGCAAGGCAGGACCTGGCGCGCTTCGCGGCTGACGCTGATGCTGCCCGTGCTGCTGCTGGCCGGCTGCGCGGCGACCTCGCCGACTACATCACCGCCCACCGTGCCGCCGCCCAGGCTCGCGCCGCTGCCGGACAGTGCGCGCCAGACACCGCAGCCCTCGATCTGCTCGCCGAGCTGCAGCGCCGCGCTGACGAGCGAGCGGGAGAGCTGGCGCGCATTGCTGACGATGCCCGTGGCCGAGGCAATGCCTGCGAACGGGCCTACGACGCCGGCACCGCGATGATCCATGCGGCGCAGTAAAAAGTGCTTGCCGTAGTACGGTTTCCGTACTACATTAGGCCCCATGGCGACACGTTGAGCGCCGCAACCAGGAGATCACCATGCAAGCAATCAAGACCATCCGCGAAGCAAGCAAGATCGCTAAGGGCCTCGGCCTGGTTCGTGGCAAAGGCACCTTCAACGGCGAAGCCTTTTGGACCCGCCCCGGGGACTCCGCGATCATCACCCGCGCTCGCCTGGCTGAACTCGCTGGTCTGGTTTAAGCGCCATGGATAGCAAAGTCTTTGACGTGTCGCTCTACTGGCATACGGGCGGCAGCGTTTTCCTGGGAACTGTATCCTCCATGGGCGTAGAGCAGGCAAAGGACGACGCTCTTGATAGCTACATGAGCGCAAACAAAAGGCAGAAGAAAAAGATCGAGGAGGGCGGTGGCTTTACGCTTGAAGCCGACTTGCTTTCTCCATCGGAGGCAGCTCGCTGGATGGCCCGCAACACATGACCTCCGCCGACCTTCGCGCCTGGCAGGCCCGCCATGGCTACACTTACAACACCGCAGCGGATGCCCTTGGCATGGGCCGCACCACGTTCGCGGAGTACCTCAAGCGCGAGGGGGTGCTGCCGCGCTGGCTGGCACTGGCCTGCGCCGCCATAGATGCCGGGCTAGAGCCGCTCGGCGAAAAATAATTGTTGACTTAGTACGGAATCCGTACTACATTTATACCCATGGCAGCACAACGCTGACAACACCCTCCGGCGGTGAGTAGCCGGGAAGCACTCTCAAGGAGCAGACCATGGAAAAGAAACAAGCCCCAATGCAGCCGCATAAGCATGTCGCATGGATAAGCAAAGAATCCGGTGTGGCTTTCTTCAATCCTGCAAACATCTGGAAGACCGAAGTTCCTGGCGAGGAACGGAGCGGCCACATCGTCGTGGCTGTTGGCTCTATCGAGCAGATGCAGGCAGTCGTGAGCAGCATCAATGCGACCATGCCCCCGGTCGGAAATCTGTTCGACGATCTGGCCTAA